TCACATCACGTATCATTTGTAAATAATATTGATATGTACTTATTAATGAAGATATTTTTCCATTAGCACTAGATGATTGAAGTTCTTGAATAGGAACTTTACCTCTGTTAGGATCACCGTCTTGAGTGAGTGACCTACCAACTATAGAACCAGTTTGGAAATACATGTTTAATGCTTCTTGTGGATTATAATTAGTACCGTTGCCTAAATCAACTTCAGCTAAACCATCAACATCTACAAAAACACCATCAGGTACCATACGAGATATAACCTGTTGTAACTTTAAACTAGTCAACTGTATCATATCAGCAAAACCTGTTATTCTACTAACTATAGATTCTACTCTACCTCTGTACATTCTAGGCGCGCATATTTGATAGTTCATATTTACTTTTGTCATATTAGAGTTAGGCCTTGTCATGTTTTCAGCCATTTTCCACTGTAACATATTGTCTATGCCTAAAACTTTAGCACCGCTATATAACACTTCTATTGATCTAGAGACTCTATCAAATTTATCACTTGGTGGCGGTGCAAAAGTGTCTGGTTTTTCTAGTGCTTTTTCTAAACCTTGATCTGTGTATTTAATTTTAAAAACTTGATTACTATATGTCTTATATTCAAAAAATAATACAGCAACATAATCATCTGTTTGATTCCAGTTTCTTAAATAGTTTTGTGTTCCTGGAAAGTCTTCAATTCTTTTTAATTCTTCGTCAGTTAAATCAGGAAACTGTTTTTTAAGCTCTGCTAAATGAATCATTTTAACTTCACCAACATAATATATATCTTGAAAATTAGGATCGTCTGTATATGAATAAACTAAATTAGCAGGATCAACATATTCTACAGTTATACCATTTGATTTATTAAAATTAGTTTTTATAGCTCCAATACCTAAGACAACTAAATCATATAACATTCTCTTTTTTACTTGAGGATATTTATTTTGAGCAAACACATTAGATATAGCTTCTTCTTCTGCTATCTCAATTGATTGCTTATAACTTAACTGCATGTGTAAAGATAATTCTTCTTTGTTTTCTGGTAAATTTTCAGGCGCGTCAGTGCTCCATAAGTCCATACCTAATTCATCTTGAGCTTTCTGTAAAAAAGATCTTGCTTGTATGTCTCTTAATAAACTCTCAGCATAGTTAGTTCTTTTTTTTCTTGATTCAGGATCTTGAGCAAAAGCTTTTATATCGTAATCTCTTTGCGACATACCGTTAACAACAATATCAACAAACTTTGATATAATAGGAACTGGTTTCCAGTCAAGGTTTAAATAGCTTAAATCACCATTAATAGATAATTCATCTTTGTATTTTTGTATAGACTGTTCTCCTCTAGCATATAGTCTTAAATTGTTGTATTGAACAAAGTTCATTGAAAATCTATCACCACCGCGATTACTTCTAAACCATTCGTACTCTATAGCTCGGCCTACGCGTTTTCCGTATTCCCAACTCATTTTCTCTTCATCAGGTACTACCTGACTAGGAAAACCACTATTGTAATTACTTTGAATCATTTATTTTATTATTTTAGAAAAATCTCCTTTATTATTGTATTTTGAAAACCCTAAAGAAACCTTTTCTCTAATTATTTCGTTTACTGGTCTATATTTATTTTTATTGCAAGCCATTATAGCTAACCCTGAGCTTATAGAAGCATCATGTTTTGTTCTATTATTTATATCAAATTGAGCCCAATCTTCTAAAGTTCTTTGAAAGTACATTGAACCCCATTTTTCTCCTAAGTCTCCTACATAATGTTCTATGTATGTTTCTATCGCGGCAGCATGAGCTTGTTTAACATCTTCACTTGAGTTAGGTATACCACCTATTTCTCTTTCTGTTATAGATAATTTATAATCAGTTTTATCTGGTCTATTCATAGCGTATTTTCTATAACCTCTACGTTTAAAATGATAAAGTAATCTAGGTTTATTATTTTCCGCAAGTATTGGCATACCATAAAATATACAAGCCATTAATACATCTTCAAAAAATATTTCAGCAGTTTGTGGCCTAGCTATATATTCTAAAAAAAACACATTTGATGGGGCTTCATCCATGCTAAATTTAGTTAAACCATGTAGTGATCCATTAGATCCTTTACCGTCTACTGTTCCAGATATATCATAACTATCACAACCAAAAGCGCCAACGTGTTCGTTTGCTGGGTATTTCATACCGTTTCTTACAAATATTTGATTTTGCATATGTACAGGTGGAACCCATGAAATATAAAACCTACCTCTATTGTTTGGTATAAAAATAACTTTAGTATCTAAAACACCATCTTCCCATTGAAAATTACCTTGAGTTACAATGCTTTGTTGTTGTATTCCTTCGTTATAATCTATTTGTTGATAAATTTTAGTTAAATTAAATAAAGACATTTTAGACTCATCTCTAAACGCGTGTTTAGTTGTACGAGGAAACTGTCTATAAAATTCATTTAATCCATCTTGATCTTCTTTAAGACCTTCTACCTCATTTTCCCAGTATTCAATAACCCCAATTTTGATTGGTGCTCCATGAGGTCCATGCACTTCTTTTGGTGGTGTGTTGAAGACAGGATAGCCATAAGAATCAATGTATCCCTCGTAATTCCATTCCATAGGTATGAACAAAGAATAGAGTCCTGAACGAGTTTGTCCATTGGCATTTCTTTTTTTAACATCTGAGTCATCATATAATTTTTTAAAGTTTCTACCACCTTTGTCTAAAGCGTTTGATGTTGATCCCATCATACATTTACCTATAATTCTAGAACCTAATCTTAATGTTGTTTTAGTAACACGCCAGTTGTTTTGTATATCATTAGGTCTTTCCCATTTACCACTCTCATCATGTACTAATAACCTTAGTTTTTCACCATCATAAGCATTGTCACCTGTGTTTTTCCAATCAATAGTTGTGTCAAGACCAGCAAGATCTTCTGGTTTATCTGTAGATATTATAGATCTTCTTGTAAACTTAGAAGCTGGCACACGATATGCTAACTCTGTTTTAGGCCTATCCATACCGTCTTGTATTGGTTTGAAAAAGAAAGGATAATTAACTGATATTGGCACTACTTTATCTGTAAACATTTTTTTAGCATCAGCACCTGATTTTGATAATATACCAAAACGTGCGTCAGTTGATATTGTAGCCATGTTAACAGTTTCTCCAGATGCCATAAATGAAAATCCAGATCGTCTGTTTTTTAAATAACACATACCATAACTCCTGTTGTCTGCTCTGCAAGCTTCCCAAAATATAAAAAATAATCTATTTGATTCTCTAAAATCAGGTTGGCCAACATCAATTTTTGACCATTGTAAATACATATAATGAGTACCAGTAAGATAAATAGGGATATTTTTATTAATATACCAAAAGCCTTCTTCGCGGCGTTTAAACTCGTTGTCAATGTAGTCGTAGTATTTTTCTTTAAAATCTTCAGGATATTCTCTCCAATCAAAAACAGTTTTTATTCTGTTTAATACTTTAGGATAATCAAATCTAGTCCATCTATTTTTTTCAAATTCATGAACGTTTTCTGCTAAAGGCAAAGCTATTTTAAGATTTTGTATTTCATAAATCTCTCCAATTTGACCTGTTCTAGATATAACAATCATATCATGATCTTCATTATACCCGTATTTCCACTTGCTATACCTATTCATTCGCTTAAGAATTTTAGGCTTAACATAGTCAGTTAATACTTTATATAAAGTTTGCTTATACATTATTTAGATCTCCCTTCAGCAAAACCACGAAATGTAGTTTCTTTTTTAATTTCTTTAGGCTTTTCGTCAAGCATATCTTGCTCTTCTTTAATTCTAGTTAAAATTTCAAAAGCATCAAATATAGCTAACTTTTTTGTAGCAGCTGCATTTTTAAGTCTATCAGCGGTAATATCATCTTCTCCATCTACAATAGGTTCTTTAGCAACTTTGATTAATTCTTCTACGGCTACTTGCCCAGCTTGGATTATATTCAGTTTGGTTTTCTTTGTGTTCATGTTTTAATACAATATCATATGATTTCATGCAGTATAATAATTCTCCATCAAGCACAAATTCCCATTCACGTTTAGGTGGATAACTAATAGTATCCCCTACATTCAATCCTAGCGCTTCTAGTGAACTATTACTGATTTTTAATATACCAAATAATTTTTTAGTTTTATCTGTCTTAAACTTATTATTGTTTTTGATAGGTTTTATAAAACATCTATCATTAAAAGACATCCATTTGTTATTTTTTTTATATAAAAATATTTGATCTGCGTCAGCAAAATATAAATTATCTTTAAAATACTTTGCGCTGTTACGTTCTTTACCTTGCATATCATACCATCTTCTAAATATATTATGATGAACAATTATTTCATCACCTATATTTATAGGAGTATCATAGGCTAATGGTAAACCAACAACAGTAGCGTTTCTACTTATATTAACAAAATCTTCTATTTTAGTGTTTGTTATTAATTTTTTACTACCTATTGATATTTCGTTATCATATCTTTCGTTAGTAGGTTTTATTATAAAATTAAATACACTTTTCATTAATATTGCAAATCGTATTCTATGGATATAGCCATGTTAGAATTAAATTTTTTCCAAGGCAATATTTCATCTTCTTTTTTAATATAAATATTATAAGACTTGTCTTGTTCATCTACTATTATATACGATATTTCATGTCCACCATATACTTGTTGACCAACAGAATAATGCATCGCGTCGCTTTTATAATCTGACCCGATGCTTATCTTTCTAATATTACTTCTTGTCATCTGAAGGAAGTTCTGAAATCTCTCCAGTTTTTAAGTCTACTTGTACTTGACCAAACTCTTCTTCAAGTTCTTTTTTAAAATC